AGATCTCGCCGGAATGAGACGAGTGATGGTCGAACGCCTCCCTTCGGGGAGGCTTCGGCTGTCCATTGAGGAGTATCGTGAGACAGGTCAACGCCAGAGTGATGGAATGCGGCCTGCCTCGCAGGGCCGTATACATGGGCACCCATGTGAGCAAGACCAAGCACTACGTGGAGATCAGGTACGGCCAGAGGCAGTCACGTAAGTGGATGCCTGTCGACAAGGTCACTCTGCATGAAGGTGTGGAGCTGGTCTTCGTAGAGAAGGTGAGTGAACTCAATGGGAAAGAAGTACGATGACTACCAGAAGGCTGTCGTGGCTGAGGGCATGGCTAAGGAGCGGCTGTCCAACGCTGAGGGCGGTAGCGCTCAGGGTGTCATCCAGCAGTCCAAGAACGACGCACAGTCGGCGGAGGTCATCTCCAACGTACTGTGGAACGAGTTCATCGCAGATCCTGAGGGCTGATGTCCTGCCCTCAGAGTCCTAACGGACAGCACGATCCTCAGCTTCAGGTTGAGGAGAACGAAGATGGTCACGTCAGGGTGTACACCAAGTGTTCTTGGTGTGGAATGGAAGGCTGAACATGCAGAAGGAAGTCATCGAGGCGATTGCTCGCCTTGCAGTACAGGGCCTCGTGGAGGAGCGCGCCAAGGATGTCGACCATCTCGACCTGTCTGAGTGGCTCGGCAGCGAACTCGCCGGACTGGACGAGGATGTGTTCGACGACGTACTCGCCAAGGCTCAGGAGTATCTCGACATCGTCGAGGTGCACATCGAGATCCCCTTCTGGCGGCTGGACGAGGAAGACCCGCTGAACCTGATCATGTAGTACAACGCAAAGAAGGGGCCGCCTACGGGCGGCCCCTCTCTGTGTTACTCTACTGGTGCTGCGTAGCCCTTGAGCCACGCCTTCACCACACTGCCCGCTGCTGCGGCTCCAGCGATACCAGCATCCTTGAGGGTGCTCATATCAGTGAAGCTGAAGACGGACAGGAATGCGAAACCGAAGGTTGCTGCGGTTCGCTCTGCCAGATCCTTGAAGTATGGGCTAAGCGCCATAGGGGAAGATCCTTTCGATCTGTTCTGCCGTGGCGTCATCGATCACGGCTGATGGTCGGAGTCCGAACAGGACCTGAAGCCCACGGATGTGGGACTTCGTCTCCTCGTCAAGATCTCCAGTCTCTCGCAGGCCGAGGACCCGCTGTACGTAAGTGACGGCGGTCCTCTCCTGGTCAGTGGTCACCGCGTAGATGCGACGGTCATACCAGAGCGGCTTCAATGCGATCCACCACCTCTCGCACTCCCTTGACCGCATCGTGGACTGCGTCCACCTCTGCTCGCTGAGTCACCATGGACTCCAGCAGGCTGACCCTGCCTCGCAGGTCAGCAAGCTCGGTAGCATCAGACTCGCCCTTCTGCTTCAGGATTTCCACCTGAGCCTGAAGGAGTTCCGTGACACTGACTGCCATGGACACTGCCTGAGTGCTGCCGAGCCTCTTGCCTCCGATGAATCCGCCAGTAACTCCAGCGACTCCGGTGAAGATGGTGACGATAGCGTCAACATCCATTCTCTCCCCCTCTGTCGGTTACGTCAAGGACGATCTCTGATCGTCCAAGCATAATGGATCAAAGATCCATTACGTGCTCTCTGCGACAGTCCTCATCACCACTGTAAGGTATCCACCGAGGGCCCCACGGTTGGGGCCTGGAGGTGCGGACTGCCTGAACTCCCAGTCGTCGATGACTACGGAGGTTACCAGCCCTTCGGCCAGCTCCTGATACAGGACAACATCTCCGGCTCGGGCTACTGCCTTGAAGTTCTCGAACCTGTCACGAGCGTATCCGTCGTAACCGATGCGCTGTCCAGTCTTGTCCGTCTCCTCATCGAAGAGCTGGAAGATCTGACTGATCATCCTCTGCCTGATGGAGCCAGGAAGAGCCTTGACCTGCCAGCCGTTCATCACTCCTCCAGTCGAGGTGTCGCTTCCACGCTCAAGCGTGAAGCGGAACTTCATCCAGTTCTGCGGCCCGGACGGCTGAGTGATTGCCACATCCTTGATGCCTGAGCTGAGTGTCGGACCGTAGGTGATATACGGGATCTCTCCCCCACCCTCGGTCAGCACGGTAATCGACAGATCTCCAAGCAGTGGAGAAGGTGTGCGGATGGAGAAGAACTTGTACAGCTTCGGCTCTTCCGTGTTGAACCTGATACGTCCGGTATCGAGCGTGCCGATGGGCAGTAGCTCGGTCGCCTGCTCCTTCGCTGCGCCTGCACCAGTGATGGTGTAGACCTTGCGGTCGGACTTGCCGAACATGGTCACGGAAGTGACGGCTGCCGCCTGTCCGGACAGGTAGATGTCACGGGCGTACGCGTAGCGTACAGCCCTTGTGGTCTGCTCCTGGACAGCGGAGCCCAGGTCTACCCTGAACAGCCCGGAGGAGCCATCGTGGGCGTTCGTAGACCCCACGAACATGAACCTGTCGAAGCCAGTGATGGCGTTGCATCCACCAGTCGGCTCGAACAGCAGCGGTCCGTAAGCAATGTCACCGTTGTTGTCGATGTCTCCGATGCGGAAGCCCTTGTTCGTGGCGATACCGACGAACGAGCCTACGTACTGATAGATCGTGTTGATGATCTCACCAGCAGGCATGGTAGCAGTTACGCCAGTCCATGCAAGCTCAGGAACTCCCGTAGCCGATAGCGTCGGGCTGAACTTGTGGATCTCGCTGGTAGTGCCGCTGTCTCCAGCAGCGTAGATCGCAGTCGGACCGTCAGTGATGGACTTCCACGTCCATGCGGTGTCCTCGTGTGTGTACACAAGGGCTCCTGCTGGAATGGCGATAGCCGCCGCACTGGTGACCAGCTGATAGACGTTGTTGTTGTGGGCGAAGACCAGCCTGCCCTTGAGGAACTCGATGATGGCAGTAGCGTTCAGGGCATCGGTGTACAGCTGAGCGGGTGCTGCTGCATCCACTCCACTCCACACTCCAGTAGTCCTTGCGATGAAGTATCGCTTGCCACTGGAGGTGATGTCACTGATGGCATTGCCAGTGATGCCGATGACCGCCGTATCGGCGGCATCGGTTACCTTGTGAAGCTCATCGCTCCTGACAAGCCAGTAGCTGTCCACTCCAGTAGTGTCCACGAATCCCCTCGCAATGAGGGGAGTCTTGACCGTGGCTGTACCGAGAACGGACTGACGTAGCAGGCTCAGGTCACCGGCATTCCAGCAGTCGATACCGAGACTGTCGGCGAACCTGAAGTTGAACTGGTTGTCGTTGTCGGGATCCTGATAGAGAACGCCAGCTCCACCCGTGAAGGTGGACTGGCTCCTGAGCCACCAGCCCTGGAGAGACTGTTCTCCAGGTTCGGCGAAGTTGTCGAACTGCTGCTTCCTGATCTCGGCCATGCGCTCGGTGTAAGGTCGAGCATCCTGAGTGGCGGAGAGGAAAGGCATACCGGCTAGTGCGTAGTCATACGCATCATCCTGTAGTCCGTACAGTCCGCCACCACTGAGGATTCCCATGCTGCTGATCTGATCAGGGATCTTACGTACGAGAGTGGCCATGAGATCTCCTTATGGTGCGACTGCTACATACCCACCGGTCAGCCCGGTGATGGTGACTGCGGTAGCGTCACCCGTATTGAATCGCATAGTGAATCCGGTAGTCGTAATGCCCGTCGCGTTGACCATGACCTTCGCCGAGTTGGCCGGAGAGTTCTGCCTGCCGCACGTCACTACTGGAGCGGATGCGAATGCGACGGGGAACACGACGGCCTGGTCCACCTGGGTCACGGCAGAGAAGTTGACAGTCTCAGTGCCACTCTGGATCGGCTTGTACGGAACGCCACTTGGAGCATCGATGATGTTTCCAGTGGCATTGATTCCTCCGTTGGGGAAGAACCCGGCACCAACACTAAGGCTGTTGTCAGTCCTGAGTGTACCGGCAACCAGTCGGTACAGGTTCACGTCAACAGCAGCAGAGCCTGGACCCCAAGCCTGACGTCCGTCAGCGCGGATGAACCACCTTGCATTGGCGTCAGCGGTTACCCTGGTCTCGATCTGAGAGTCAGTTGCCAGACCCCTCACTCCCCTGAGCAGGTTCTGGAGGGAAACCTCACTCAGGAAGGTCGTGGTAGCCGTCTGGAATGTTGGACCACCACTGAAGACTAGTGCGCCACTGAAGGTCGGAGTGCCGGTGAAGGTGCCCGTAAGGGCGCCAGCATTGATGGTTGGAGAGGTCAGCGTCTTGTTGGTCAGGGTCTGAGTGTTAGTGGTTCCCACCACGGCGCCTGTCGCCCCGTGTTCTGCGGTGGAGTTCTCGTGAGACCGAGAGTCTGCGAAGTCCCGGCCAGAACTGACGTGCCTGACCCTCGCCCCTGCGCTGTGACCGACAGCGGACGTACCGTCAACGGCACGAGTCACGGTGAGCGTGGTTCCAGCTGCCATCGTGACATCCACCAGCTCCTCCGTGGCACCCTCATAGTCGAGCGAGAGAGTGTAGGGAGTCAGCGCTGGGAAGCCCGTAACGGAGCCGACCTGGATGGACGTGACAGAGTTGTCGATGGTGAGGCTGAGTGTGGTCTCAGCAGTCACGCTGCTGTAGTAGCGGGTTACCATGTCACTCCTTATCCGTTGAAAGTCTGGTAGGACTCGTAAAGCTTCTGAAGCCTGGTGCGCTCCTCGTTGAGCCTCTTCGAGTAGAGAGCCAGGAAGAACTGGGATGCCTGAGAGGCAGCTCCGGTAGTTACCAGCGGTGCACGCTCAGTTGCCTCGATGGATGCCTGCTGTAGGCGACCAGCCTCATAGGCTGGGAGCAGTCGCCACACCGCACCGTAGGTGATCAGGTCTACGTAGCGCTCAGGAAACCCTGTGACCGTGGTGAAGTCGTCTGAGTTGTTGACGAGAACGGCTGGCGGCTTGGTGTAACTGACGCGCACGTTCCTTCCGGGAACGATGCGGTCATAGATCTGCACAGACTTGCCAGTTGGAGCGGGGGTGGGCTTGACCTGCCCAGCGGTGGTGGAAGCCATCGGGTTGAACCTCCAGCTCTGGGCTGGGAACCACACACCGGATGGTCCGATCGTATTCACGACCACCTTGTACACATCCTCCGCGTCAGCGGGGATGGGGTACTCGTATCGTGCTGCATTGTAAGGGAACTCGTACTGACCGAACACCCAGAGGTCCGGATAAACACCATTGATGGTGTCATTGATGGCTTCCTTGATGCGCTGCTTCGGGAAGCGGGGATCGTTGGTGACGAGGGCGTTGACGGCGTGAGACGCCGCAACTGTTCCATCCACTCCACGACCATTGGTCAGGCCCATCACTTGCACGGTTCCCGTGGTCCTGTCATAGGTCTTGGCGAGGATCAGCTCGTCATCGATCTCGATGAGTCCACGAGAGAGGTTCGTGGCAGTCGCCGCATCCACCATGATGGTGGTATCAGCCGCACCGATGGGTGCGGCAAGCTCAGACACAGATGCCTGATCCTTGGTGTAGCCGAGAAGCTGCTGCTTCGTGCGGTCTACGATGTTGGCAAACGTGACTGCCACGATTACTCCTTATCCGAAGATGAATCCGTTGAGCGTTGCGGAGCTGGTGCCGTTAGCGCCAGCAGTGAAGTCAATGGTGATGTCGTTTCCTGCTGGAGCCAGCGCGATGACTTCAGTATGGATAGCATCGCTGACGGTGCTCAGCGCCAGACCGGCAAGATTCAGGCGACCGATTACGGTTCCTGCGGCGGGCGCCGCATCCGTTCCATTCACCGTTACGACCGGATTGGATGCTCCAGCAACTGCGACCGTTGCCGAGATGGTCAGGTCGCCCGTGAACCACTTACCGGCTGGGACTGTGATGATAGTTCCAGTCGCAGTGACCGTGTTGCACTTGATTTCACTTGCGTTCGGCTGTCCGGTAAACATCACGCCTCCGCCCATACGATTGAAAGATTCCATCGGAGATCAGTATCTCCGGTCGAGGTGCGAAGAACAATTCCTTCGCCTGGCACGAGAAGGAATGGGCCAGTACCGCCAGGTACTGGGACTGCGTGAACGGCAGTAGATCCGGTAGTTGCGCTGATTGCCGGAGGAGAGTTGAACACGGCTCCATCCAGGGTCGCAGCAGGATTGCCGGTCCTGATTTCTGCTACTGGATCAGGGTTGGCGGTGATGAACTTGGCGCTCGCAGTGTCCGCCTGAAGGACGCCACCCGAGATCAGCGTGGCCCTGAAGCCACGCATCGGAGACGTGATAGAGGATCCTCCTGCGGTTACGCAGGAGATGAATGCCCCACCGAAGATGACACTCTTCCCGGAGCCCGCCGGATTGAACAGGCTGAGATAGTTGTTCGCTGCGGCCACTCCAGGAACCTCGTCAAGACTGAAGACGTAGACTCCAGTGACACTTGGATCCTTCACCAGCGAGGCGGTGACGAAGCCGTCCACAGTGAGTGGCTCGGTAACGCTCACAGTTCCGCCGATTACCAGACTTCCGTCTGAGTTGATTAAAAGCTTGTCTCCAGCATCATCGCTGATACCTACATACTGACTTGGCATGGGTTAAACCCCCTGATATGCCTGGCCTGTCGCGTCAGAGATTTTCATCGCATCGTCGATCAGGCCTTGCGTGGTCCCACGAGGCTGCACGCCCTGGCGGCGTGCATCTCGATAGGATTGTAGCTCCCCGTCCCAGCTCTTGGTTCGCTGGGTGTCGCTCAGATTCGGATTGAGCTGAAGGTTCTTGGACCTCATGCACTCACCGAACGTCTTGTGATTCTTGGTCAGACAGGCAGAGGAACAGTTCTCCCCCTTCTTCACCGGCATGTGCACTCCTCGAACGGCTTCTTGCACACTGGGCACCTCATGCTGCATCCTTGCAGATGCAGTACGCCTTGTGCATCTGACAGACTGGACAGCGCCACGGATCAGTCATGGTCCCCTACCGAGTTGGTGGTGTAGATGCCCTGCTTGTAGCTGTCATGGTCGGAGCCAAGCTCAGCGAACTGATGCCTGGTGAGAATCTTGAAGATGCCCGTCTCCAGGATCCCCTTCTCGTTGTTCTCCGTCAGCGTGCTGTTGCCGCCAGGCCCAACCTTGCACATGTCACAGTCCATGCATGGGTGGAACTCTGGATCGCAAGGCTGCTTCGCCGGATCGTATACGTAGCTCATGGTGTTGCCGTCCTTACTGGAGCACTGGTCAGTCCGGTAGCAGTGACCACGTTGCCCTGCTGGTAGATGGTGTTGGTTGCCTGGACGATGCCAGTCGTGTTGGCGTGGACATAGGCGGTGTCCACCTGGATGCAGGAGCTGCCATTGAACGACCCACCGATCTGAGGTGAGTTGGTTCCAGTGCCGTCATCGTCGATACCTGGATACTGAGTCCAGCCACTGATGACGATCGGAGTAGTAGCTGCTGCCACGAAGACGGCGGCATAACCGCCGCCTCCAGCACCGTTGTTCCTGCCATCCCTACGAGTCATGAGACCGTCGATGATGATAGGAGCATTGCCAGTGGAGGTGATGTCCAGGCCGTTCTGTGCGTTCCGGTCGGTGGAGCAACCCACCATGACCAGTCCACCAGAACCCTGACCAGTACCGAAGTTCCCCTCGATCCTGTATCCGTGAGCATCGGACCATTCTGCCCGGCAGTTGGTCAGTCGTGAGTTCGGCATGTTGGACAGGATCCAGTTGGATCCACCGGAGCCGATGGAGATCACGTCGTAGGCGGTGAAGTCGGAGTGGTTGATCAGCTCGATACCGTTGCCTACAGCGTTGTCTACCACAACCCGGTTCATGGTCCAGGAGAACGGCTGAGAGCCGTTCTCTGTGAACGTGTAGATCCCCTTGCCCTTGACTGCCTTGATGGCCACGTCACGGAGCACAACTCCGTGGATGTAGTCACTGGCCTGGATGCCGTGCAGACCAGCCGGTCCGTTGGTACCGTCAATGGTCAGGTTGTAGATGCGCTGCTCAGCAGACTTGTTGGAGTAGCCACCTGCGGTCTGCCCCAGCATGACGATGACTGCCCCGCCGACGAACTCGGCGACAGGGTTCAGGTATGACTGAACGGTCAGCTGGTTGGGGTTGAAGATCTGGTCACCGTGCGCACCATAGAAGGTGACGCGAGGATGGAGAGTGATCGGAGCGGAAACGTTGAAGTGTCCACCGGACAGCCTGACGATTCCACCTCCAGCAGAGTTGGCGCTGTCGATGGCCGCCTGGATCTCCACCTGATCGGCGGTTCCATCACAGACATAGTCCGCCTTCTGGCGGACGTGACTGGTTGCGTCATTCGCAGCCACCAGCCAGTAGTAGGTCTCACCCGCAGTGCGGGTATCGAGTGCAGTGAATGCTGCATTGACCGGAACGTCCCAGTTGGACGTTCCCCTTGCGATCGGAACGTAAGTCACTCTCCGAACCTTCCCTCTCCGAACCCGCCGAAGCCGAATGTGCCGGGCACTGGCCCGAAGTTGTCTTCAGTGGCCACGCCTGAACTGATCAGGCAAGCCTTTACCGCGTCGGAGACGATGTGCTCGTATCCACCACGGAAGTAGTGCAGCCCCGCAGAGGGCTGCTCCCAGAAGTTGGGATCTCCCCATCCTCCTGCTGGAGTAGGGATGTTCACCGCGCCAAGCTCGTTGGTGTACGAGTCGTAGCGCACTTCAACGTACGTGCAAGGGCTGATCTCCTTGACGGAGATCCCCCTCGGCATCCTGAAGCGCTCGTGGAGAGGGTTCCAGGCAAACGGAGCCTCATCCACAGTGTTGAGGGTGTAAAGCCAGTTAGCCATGGATGAGGCTCCTTCACTCAGTAGCTAGTGGTGACGTGCCACTCGCCACCATCGGACACGATGGTGCATGCGCCTGCGGTTGCTGCCGCCCCGACTGCTCGGGTGGTCGCACCGTTGATGGTCTCCGAACCGGAGCCATCGAGAGTCACCGTGAAGGTCGCGGTAGCATCACGCTTGATGATGTACTCGCGACCGGGCGGAACCGTTGCCACTGCTGGCAGGTTGACCGTCACGTTCGCGGTAGGGACCTCGACGGAGAGGATGTAGTCGTTCTGCGTCAGGGTGGTGGTCGCTGCTACAACGCGCACGGTGTAGCTGGTGTTATCTGCTCCGGACATGGAGCCTCCTTGGATATAGAAGAAGGGGCCCGCCGAAGCGGGCCCCTTTCATTCATCAGGTGTTGACTGCGATGGAGCTAGCAGACTCGGCCCTGATGAGGGCCTCCTGACGGTACAGGCTCCAGCCCGCAACGCCGTACCAACCCAGAGGCTGGAAGCGCTGGAGCTTGTCGACTACAGGGCCGCGCACAGTGTGGAACTCCTCCGCGACAGCCTCGGCCAGGGCCTGCTGTCCAGTGAAGTACGTGTTGTACACGTCCACAGTGCCACCGGCTCCGCCGTTGACGTTCACGTTCGCACGAGGAGTCTCGATGAAGACGGCTCCCTCGTACTCTCCGATCTCTCCAGCCCAGATGTTCTGAGCAGAAGAGTAGCTGTGCGGCAGGCGCCATCCGGCGTCTCCGGTCTCAGCACGGAGGTCGTGCGACACCTCGGGGTGAATGTACGCGGTGTAGAAGCTGCCCTTGTTGGGGTGCACCTTGTTGGTGCGGAGCTTCGCGACAGCCAGACGAACCCATGCAGACGCGAACGTGTCGGCTGCGGTCGTTCCTACAGTGGTCTGCGCACCATCGTACACGGGGCCAGAGGCACCGTTGTCACGGATGTAGTTCGTTCCACCGTCAAGGACGGCACGCACTACGGTGTCAACCGAGTCTCCTAGGTTCCACGCCACCTGGTTGACGAGACCTGCGGTCACGTCAGTGAAGCTGAACAGATCCAGCTTGTTGGAGACGAGGATCGAGTTACCGTACTCGTTCAGAGTGACGGAAACCGTGGTTGGGTTACCGGCAGCTACTGCGTCCGGGTCAACCAGCTCGTTCAGTGGCGTAGTCGCCACTGCGAGATCCTGGTACAGCGAGAAGACTACGCTGGAACCAGGCATGGCCTGCTGTACCGGTCGCTTGTCAGCGATGGAACGGAACAGAGGCTGTGCACGGAGAGCGAACTCAAGTGCACGGTCGTACGTGGTCTGGACGAGATTGCTCATCGCCGCAGTGCCAGTGAAGGCGTT